TCACAAACTGCAGTAGTTGCCACAGCAACAACAAATCTAAATAATGCTCAAACAAATTTAAATACAGTAACTCAACAGGTTGAATCTCAGACTGCTGTAGTTGCTACAGACACCACAAATCTTGCTATAGCACAGGCAGCAGCAGATGCCTCAGCTGTAGAAACAACAACCAATGGGATTGAGGTAACAACATACGCATCACCTGGGGGACAGCAGCCACCAATGCCAGCAGAAAATGCAACACCACTTTCAACCACAACAGTTCCTTACATTGCTCACCAATTTGGAAGCGGACAGGTATTTAATTCTGGGCGGGTAGACAATGTAATTGTAAAATTTGAAGGAACGATTACCGTTCCAGAAGAAGCAGTAACGGTAAAATATGCAATACATTCAGACGATGGAGCAAAGATGTATGTTGATGGACAACTTGCCATTAATGAGTGGATTGATAAGGGCGGAAGCTGGAGTCAATATTCCCCAACCTATAACACAACTGTAGACAAACAACAGGATTTCACCATCTGGTACTATGAAAATGGCGGAGGATCACAAGTTATACTTGGCTGGCTAATAATGAGACAAGATGGAACTGGATATTTTACTACTCCAAATCAAACAGCATTTGCAACTACAATAGTAACAAAAGATCCAGTATTAGTTGCTGCAGTTGCTACCGCACAGACAACTCTTGATAATGATACTGCAGTGCTTAATACTCTTACTACACAGAAGACTACAGCAGAATCAGTAGTTGTAGATAAAACAGAGGTCAAGGCAGCAGAAGTTGCTACATTGAATCAGCTTACAGAAACTGCTACGGTAACAGTTCAAACAGCAGACACCCTTGCTAATACAGCAACAACAAAGGTAAATGAAGCAGTAACTGCAATGACAAATGCAGCACAGGTTACAGTTAATTATTATGCAGAGCAACAAGCGGCAGCACAAGCCGCTGCAAATGCCGCAGCAGAGGCTGCAGCAGCCCAAGCAGCACAAGAAGCAGCAGCAGCGGAAGCTGCAGCACAAAGAGCAGCTGCACAAGCAGCAGCTGCAGAAGCAGCAAGAGTTAAAGCAGAAGCAGAAGCCAAAGCAGCAGCGGAAGCTGCAGCAAAAGCAGAAGCAGAAGCTAAAGCCGCAGAAGAAGCCGCTGCTAAAGCAGAGGCTGACCGTATAGCCGCAGAAGAAGCCGCTGCTAAAGCAGAGGCTGACCGTATAGCCGCAGAAGAAGCCGCTGCTAAAGCAGAGGCTGACCGTATAGCCGCAGAAGAAGCCGCCGCTAAAGCAGAGCAAGAAGCTAAAGAACAAGCTGAAGCAGATGCAAAGGCAGAAGCAGATAGATTAGAAGCAGAGGCATTAGCTGCAGCGCAGGCAGAAGCGGATGCAAAGGCTGAAGCAGAAGCAAAGGCTCAAGAAGAAGCAGACGCAAAAGCAGAGGCGGAAGCTAAAGCTCAAGAAGAAGCAGATGCAAAAGCGGAAGCTGAAGCAAAAGCTGCAGAACTAGAAGCAGCAAAAGCAGAGGCAGAGGAATTAAAAAAAGCAGCAGAAGAAGGCAAACTAACTGAAGCACAAAAAGAAATTGTTGTAGAAAAATTAATAGAAAATCTTGCACCAGGTCAATCAGTTTCAGCAGCAGATATTAAAGCTGCTGGTGTTTCATATTCTGACCTACCAGCATCCACACCTGTTGAAGTCAGAACAGATGAAAATGGTAATGCGCTTGTAATTACTGCAGCAGTTGCTGCAAATATAGAATTAGTTCAAGATCCAGGAGCATTGCTAGAGGCAGCGCTGACCAACCCAGCAGCAGCAATAGCTGCTCTTGGCAGCATAGGCGCAGATATGACTGATGAAGAAAGAGAAGAGGCAACAGACATGGTTGTTGCCACAGTAGTTGCAGCAGGTGCAGCAATTAATGCAGCAGCAGTTGCTACAGGAGGAGCCACAGGGGGTGGCACAGGAGGCGGAGGAAGTTCTGGTGGAGGCTCAGGAGCAAATTCACCAGGTTCACGAGGAGGACGAAGATGGTAAGAATAATAAAGAATATCCTAAAGGATATGGTTGACCAAGCATGGACCCTTCTTGGTATGTTTATTGCTTGGGTTGTTTTGGATGGTAGCGCAAAAACAATTGTTGGCTATGGAATTATTGCCACAACTGCATTGTGGATATTGACCAGCCCAATAAGAAATAGAGAGGGGGACTAAAATGAATAGCGTAAAAAATATTAAAAATATATTAATGCGTATAATAGCAGTCTTCGCAGCAAATGGCCTAGCAGTTATTGGCGCTGGAGCAATAGCAGGTATATCAACTGCAAAAGCTATAACCGTAGCTGGATTAACAGCTGTAGCGGCTGTAGTTGAAAAATTAGCTCGTGCTTTTATGGACGACGGCAAGCTTACAGCAGATGAAATTAATGCAGCATTCTCAACAGTAGATAAGAGTGCAAAGACAGTGGCAGACGTAGAGGTTGAAAATCGTAGAATTTCAACTAAAGCTGCTACAAATAAAGCATAAAAATGCTATACTATTACTATGCATAAATATATTGTAAAATTATTAGTAGAGGTCGAGGTTGAAGCATTTAACCTAGATGATGCTACTGATTATATAGGAGATATATTTAATATTGATGATGAGATCAAAAAGGTTAGCATATCTTCAATAAAAGAAAAAAAGTAAATTTCTTGACACAACCGCAGTAGTTACTGTATAATTATAGTAATGCTGCGGTTCTGTCTATTGGCCCATAGCTCAGTTGGTAGAGCGCAGAGCTGTTAACTCTGATGTCCCAGGATCGAGACCTGGTGGGCCAGCGAAATAAATCAGGCGGACTTACTGATAGGAATGAAGTGCTTCATTTAACAATGCAAGGCGTTGAGATATTTATAAATAGATCTCAAACAAAAGTTCAAAAATCTTTTTGGGATAATTATGATTTAGTTATCTGGAAAAAAGATTACAACGGCTACTCAGATACAAGTGGCATGTTCCATGATAATCAATGGGGTAAGGCAGAAAAAATTTCTGTCAACGGTAAAGGTATCTGGAAGCTGCCAAAAAAATATGTCAAGTATTTTAAGTAATCTAGGCATAGAAGAAGAAGATCCAAATTGGTATAAGCTTGCTTTATGCCTAGGTATGGACACAAATCTATTTTTTGATAAGTATGAGTCAGATATAAATATAGCTAGGACAATTGATGAGGCATGTCTTTCTTGCCCAGTGATAGCTATATGTTATGAAAACGGAATTAATAATAATGACTATGGAGTATGGGGTGGAGTTTATTTAAATTCTGGTTCTATAGACAAGGTCAGAAACTCACACAAAACAAAAGAAGTATGGAAAAGATTGAAGGCTAAACATGTTTATTGATAAGAACAATGGTAAAGATCACTTTAAGTATGGTATTAATCAATGGACTGGTGAGCCAAATAAGCCAGTATTTTATACAAAAGAAATGGCAAAGAAACTAAGGGAATTAAAAAAGCCTACCTCTAATTTAAATATGGATATAGTTAAGTATCCAGAATTTTTAGCAATAAGATTATATGAAGATAATTTTAAACAGTTTGATGGATCAATGAGATTAAGAGTAATTGAGTATGTTGAAATGGTTAAAAATATCATAGAAACCTATGGTGTTAGATGCGAATTAGAGGGAGCACCAGGTGAAGGAAAGCGCTGAAGTAATAAATATAGTATACATATATTCTGAGCAGTGCTACGGAATGGTAGATAGTCTTGGAATATATGCATCAGAAGTTACATATGTTAAAGATGGAATTGACTATAGAGAAATTATTGATAATGAAGATTTTATTATCATGAATGAAATTGTATTAACACACATAGAGGAATAGTATGAATGAATTAAAGCCAGAGCATGATGATGTTGTAAATAGATTTGTTGAAAGTCAAAAAAATAACCATGCATCCTACATGCTGACAATTGCTCGTGATGGTGAAAGTCCTGCAAGATCAATCTACCATTTAAATAATGCTATTGATGCAGCAGAAGCATATAATAGATACCAAGACTGGGGCTTTGCAAAAGAATACCTAACTGTTAGCCTCTATGAGCCAGGTGGTAAAATTACTACAAAGGTTCTAAAGAGACCAAAAGCTGGTGAATGTGTATTTGTAAAAGCAGACTATATAAAGGCAGAAGAGATAATTTTGTCAGTAAAAGATCACCTAAATCCAGAGGTATATGCTATACTAGTTAAAGATTTTGCTGGGTTGTTTTCAAGAGATAACATCAGATTTGATGTTTCTAGATTTTTTAAATCTACACAATGTGAAGAGGTAAATGAATAATGGAAAAAGTTTTATGCTATAGTTGTAATAAGACAAAGAATCAACTTAATCTTAGAAAGTCCACATTATTGCCAATCAATCTTCTAATGTGTGAGACATGTATAACATCAAAATTTGAGCCAAGATGGGTAATCATTTTGTCTGGAAGACAGTACGGATCAGAGTCTGTAAGAGATTTTGTTATCAAAAAAAGATACTGCGGAAATGACATTACTGCATCTGAATTATTAGTTTAATAAACATTATTAAGGTATAATAGATGTATAATGCAGATATCAATAGCAGAAATCATAGTAGCTATCCTAGCCGCACTTCTCAGCGGCTTGGGTACTGGAGTAATTGCTGGGCTTAGAGAGAGAAGAAGAGAGAAGCTCAGAAAAGAAGAAAAAGCACAGGATAATTTAAAGATAGAATTAAGAGATCTTCAAATTAAATTATATAAGCTTGAGCGGGATTTAGATGAATGGAAAGATAAATATTATGAGGCCATTCAGGAGTTAATTGCAGTAAAGGCTGAGCTGGAAGACACTTTAATTAAATTAAGCCATATTAATATTCACATAAATGAGGGCTAGCACTTCGAATTTAAAAATAGTATACTAGTATCATGACATGTATAGTAGCAATAGCCCAAAATGGAACTGTATATATGGGTTCCGACCACGCCGCATCAGATGATAAAACTGGATGGATTCTGTCAAGAAAAGAACCTAAATGTTTTAAGACTGGTCAGTATGCAATTGCTTTTACTGATTCATTTCGTATGGGACAAATTTTACAATACTCATGGACTCCACCAAAGTACACCCCAACCAAAACTAACTCAGGCTTAGATAAGTTCATGAGAACAAAGTTTATTGATTCAGTCAAACAGGCTTTTAAAGATCATGGATACGGAAGCATAGGATCAAGCTCAGAAGAAGACACAGGCGGAATTTTTATAGTAGGGCTAGAAGGTAGAATCTTTACTATAGATGAAGACTTTCATGTTGGAGAGAATGTTGTTAACTACATGGCTGAAGGCAGTGGTGGCCAGATTGCCCTTGGTGCTCTATATGCAACAAAGAATCAGAAGAACCCAAGAGTAAGAATTAAGGCTGCTCTTGAGGCGGCAGCAGAGTTTAATATGTCTGTTGCACCTCCCTTTACATACATACAAGTATAGAGTATAATTGGTATATGATATATGCATTCTTTGTCTTGTCAGTAGCCATAACAGTTAAGTTAGTTTTGCTTGTCAAAAAATTTAATGAAAAATACAAAGTGGGGCTATACTATATGGATAGAGATGAGCCATATGAGCAAGAAGAAAATAGTGTTGGGCTGGACCACAGAAACTCTATGGATCTAAGAGGCAATCCAACTCACGAATGTATATGCGGATGTAACATATTTAATGTTAAAGCAATCTTTGATAACTTTGAAATTGCTACTTATTTTTTAGACATGGAATGCGCCCAATGCGGGAGCGTTGCCACAGCACCAACACCACTAGATAGAGAGAATACTGAATGAGAAAAGCAGAGAGACTACGCCAGCTTGAAATGCAAGTTTTAAGAATGGAAATGCATCTTGAATTAATGGCAACTGCCCTAGGTAATCTAATAGATTCTGAAACTGATAAACTAAACAATCATGCATCTTCGCTTGATTCTGGAAAATGGTACCAAAAACCTTCAAAAGACTATTGACATCCTGATTATATTTAGTACAATTGTCATATGAATAAAAAACTAATAACAGCGCTATTGTCGCTAACACTAATCCTACCGCTATCAACAACTGTCTCACAGGCAGCACCAGCACCCACAATTGCTATTCTAGACACAGCACTAGACTCTACATTGCCAATCTTTAAAGATAAGATTGCTGCTGAAGTTTGTATTCTAGACTGGGCATCATGTCCAAACGGAAAAACATTTATGGAAGGCCCAGGAGCAGCTACACTTCAAATGCCTTATGTGTCTCAAAATGGATTTGATCACGGAACACAGATGGCCTCAGTATTTATCAACAACAACCCAAACGCAAAGATTGTTTTTGTTAGAATTATTGGTAACACAGCAAAAGGCTCACGACAAACGGCTGGCGAGTCAACAGTATTTAATGCACTTAATTGGGTAAATGCAAATAAGGAAAAGTATAACATTCAAGCTGTGACCATGTCACAAGGTCATCACATGCTTGGTGCTGTTGGAACAAACTATTGCCCAGCAACACCAACGACAAGATCATCAATCAACTCTCTATTGGCAAGCGGAATTCCAGTATTCTTTCCTTCTGGTAATGGCAGAGACTATCAGAGAATTGACTGGCCATCTTGTATTCCAGAATCAATTTCAGTTGGATACACAGACCAACAGGGCGAAATGGCAGCTAACAGCAACAACGATAACGCACTCCTAGATTTATTTGCACTAGGATATCACGCTGCTTGGTCACCAGGAAATATTCAAAAGTATATTGCTGGATCATCTGCTTCTGTTCAAGTTGCTGCTGCATATTGGATGCTCATCAAAGAAAAGAATCCTTCTTGGACATACTCTCAGGTATTAAATGCAATGACATCAACTGCTTCAAGCACAACTGGTCGTCAAGGAACATTTAATAAACTTATTAATCTCCAAGCAGCAATTTCTTATACAGGAAAGCCTGTAGTTACATCAACACCTACTGTAACAGCAGAACAGTTGGCTGCACAACAAAAGGCTTTGTTAATTGCTGAGTCATTGAAAGCGATTGCATTAGCAGAGTCACAGTACCAAGCAGAAGTTAAGGCTGCAGCAGATAAGCTAGCAGCAACAAAAGCAGCATGGGCGGCAAAAATTAATGGATGAAAATAAGCAAACGGTACTAGAAGGAATCATCGAGGATGTTGCTACTGACCTGTACAATAAGTGGTCAGCAGCACTTCCTGAAGAAGAAAGAAATCAGCAAGCATTTAGTGCCATGTCAAAGAATGCACATGAGACTACTGTATTTGTTATTCAAAACTTTATGAATAAATTTAATGCAGCAGCAGATGAATTAAAAGATCAAGACTAGTTACTTGACCAGTTCTTGTTAATTTAGTAAGATAGGTATCATGCAAACATTTCTACCAGAGGCGGACTTTCAAGAAACTGCAAAGCATCTTGATAGAAAGCGATTAATTAAACAAAGCGTTGAAAATTTACAGATTCTAAAGTCACTTGCTGGACTATATGAAACTGGAGCTTGGTCTAACCACCCAGCAGTCAAAATGTGGAGGGGACATGAAGATTGGTTGTTCCTTTACAATGAAGCCATTGTTCGAGATATAATCCTACGTGGGTATAAGAATACAACTCACGCCTTGTTCGATGAGATATATAAAGAAAACTTTCTGGGATTAGAGTCAGATAGACCTTGGTGGCTAGGAGAAGACCAGGTTCATTATACTCATAAGGGAAGATTGTTTGAAAAGGATCCTATTCACTACTACTTCTATAGTGAGTATGCAGATTATAAAGAGATTGGTTATACCTGTTGTGAAAATTGCAATTACTATTGGCCTACACACGTGGACTCGCTATGATAGTAACAGATAATACATTTGACTCTGTCATTCAATCACATAAAGTTGTTCTTATTGATTTTTGGGCACCTTGGTGTGGCCCATGCAAAATGCTCTCGCCAATATTAGATGAGATATCTAATGAGGCTGGATTATGGGTTGGAAAGTTAAATGTTGATGAGAATCCTACCAAATCAGCAGAATTTGCTGTACATTCAATTCCAACTATGGTACTATTTGTAGATGGCAAGCCAGTCAAGACTATTACTGGTGCCAAGCCAAAGCATATTCTAATAAAGGAGTTGTCTGAATGGATATAAACTCAGACAATGACTTCATGGAGTTTGAAATTTGGTTAAAGAATGGTTTTGATCGTGGATGGATTTCTGATGTATTTTGCAATACTCATGATGGTTCGCCTATGACAGAAGAAGAAATGCAAGAATGGGATGAAGGCGGAGATCCGTGCTCATTCCAAGTAAGAATAAACAACTTAAACTAACATTCTGTTCTCACCTAGAGACAGAGGAAACAAGGAGAATAAATTAAATGAAGTCATTTAAGAAACTATCAATTGCTACTGCTGCAGCTCTAGCAATTATCACTGTTTCTGTAGCACCGTCTTCGGCAGCACCATTAGCCGTTACAGTTGCAACAGTAACTAACGCAACAACTTCTGCAGCACCCGCAACAGTTGCGGTACCAGCAGCAAACCAGATTACATCTGGAACATCAGTAGCATTAGCAGCAACAGCTGACACAGGCACTGTAGTATCATTTGTAGCTTCAGATACAGTTAAGCTTGTAACTGCACTACACACAACAGATGCACCTAAGACAATTGCGTCTGGTGTATCAACACTGTCAGTAACATCTGCTGGATCAGCAGTAACTGTTTACGCTTATACAACAAGCGTAAAGGTTGGAACAGTTACCATCACAAATGGTGCTTACTCAACTATTGTTTACATTAAGGGCACAGCAGGAGCAGCATCAAATGTTGCAGTTGCAGTCCCAGCAGCATCAGCAGTTGGAACTATTCCAACAATTACCGTATCTGCTACAGACGTGTTTGGAAACGCAATCTTGACAGGTGAGACAATTACTGCAACAGTTCTTGGCTCAACTTTCTCAGATGGCACAATCACAAAGACACTCGTTACTTCTACAACAGCAGAAGCAACAGCAGACACAACTCTAGTTGCTGGCTCAAAGACTGCATCACTTGCAGTTGGCGTTGCTGGAACAGTTACAGTTGTTGTAACAGGTGCAACATCAGCAGCAACAGTTGCTGGATTAGCAGCACCAACAAAGGCAGCACAGGCAGCGTTTTCTGTTTCAGATCTAAATGGAACAGTCGCTACACTCACAGCACAGCTTGCAGCAGAGAAGGCTGGACGTGCACTTGATGCACAGGCAGCAGCAAATGTTCTTGCAGCAGAGAAGGCTGGACGTGCAGCAGATAAGGTTGCAGCAGATAAGGCTCTTGCAGATGCAGTTGCTAAGGCAGCAACAGATGCAGCAACAGCCAAGGCAGCAAACGATGTTGCAGCAGCAGCATCAGCAGCAAAGTATAAGGCGGAGTACAATGCTCTTGCTAAAAAGTGGAACGCCAAGAACCCAAAGGCAAAGGTTGCACTTAAGAAGTAAATAACACTTTAAGAGGCTGGGGCCTGATCCCCAGCCTCTTATGGTAAAATTAATATATGATCAACTATAACTTAGAAGAATTTAAAAAAACAATTAAAGATGCAGCCGATAAATTTGAGCCAGCATATTTTAAGAATTTTATAGGCGAAGATCACATTCCTTCATGGCAAGATTTTTTAAATTGCATTTATGAGGAATGGCAGGAACCAACAGACAATGATCTTGCTACTATAGTCGCTGGTAATAATGAAAAGTTGAATGGAACGGTTATTGTTGGTAAAAATTTATATATTAATGCGCTCAATGGAATCGATAATGGGGCGTATGTAAAAGAAAGATTTAAAAAATATTTCCCAGAAATTTTTAAAATGACAGAAACATTAGAACAAGAATGCGGAATATCAATAAACTTAGCTGGGCCAAAAGTATGTGTAGGTCCTTATCAAAACTTAAGTCATAAAGATAATTGGTCAGCATTTTCTTTACAGTGTCAGGGGCAAACCTACTGGACAATTTCAGACAAAAGTCTCATGGGGGAAGATCCAATTAAATATCAAAAAACATTTGAGATGAATCCAGGGGACTTTTTATTTTTCCCAGAAGGTATATATCATCAAATAGAAGTTTCAGCACCAAGAGCATCTTTGCAATTTAGAAGTTGGCTTTAATAAATAAAAGTTCTACCTATTGAACTTTTATACAATAGAGAGTATAATAAAACAATGGAATCAAACAAAAGAAGTTTATATAAATCAATCACATGGCCAATAGTTCATATTGGATTCGTTGGAACATTAGTTTATTTTTTTGAAAAGGCTATTACTGGGGAAGCTCACTGGGAATATGCTGGTGCATTTGCACTCGTATACACTGGTTGCGAGATAGTTGGCTTTTTCTTACACGAAAGAGCATGGAACAAGTTTGGAAGTAAGGTTAAATAATGGGAAAGCATCACGATAAAATTAAAAAGGCTTTAGAGCAAAGAATTGCGGCTACGCCTAATGGGGCTGGGTATAAGAAGCCAGGGTCTATGAATAAAAAGAAGACGGGATACCGTGGCCAGACGGCCAAAGGATCTAAATAATGCTTGGTGATTTGTGTGAATGGAACGGCTGTGGCAAAAAGGCAAAAAAAATAGCCGCTAAGCCAGAAGGCGGAATCATAGATATCTGTGATGACTGCTGGCACGAGTATTACAGATCCTAATCAACTAAATGCTATAATAGTCTTATAAGCGGAATACTAGTCCCGCTTAAATAAATAACCTATAGGAGTAATAAAATGTCAGACGGATTAAATTTAACAGGATTCAACGAAGTAAAGCCAGCAGGTGCATCACCATGGCCAACAGAGAACTACACAGAAGCACCAGCAGGAGCATTTGCATCAACAGATAAGTCTTCACAAGATGGAGCAGGATTAGGCGCAAACGGTAAGTAATAATGTGCGCTTTATGTGGATGCAGTAGCCAAGATTTTATGGGCGTAGCAATGCCAAACCAAAATGTATATGATGTGGGAGCTACTGGATTAGTTTCTGTACCATCAATGTTTGGATCAGAATCAGAAGAAAGCTTGGCTCATGAAAATTCTGAGTCAAAAGGATCAAACGGAGAGGACATTGATTAATGTCTGATAGTTTTAAAAAAAATGATGGTACTGGAAATACCCCACCACCAAACACTGGGGCTTCTGGTGCTGTTACAAGTAGAGAAGCTACAAAAAAACACCCTAGACAGGGAATGAAAGTGGATGTAAACAGACATGGTATTCGTAGAGAAACCAGCAATGTTCCAAAGCCACCAAAGAAAACAGGACGTAAAAAAGTTTAACAATGTGTAAAGAATGTGGTAATTGCTCTAAAGAACACTCAAATTCTTTAGACGATGCCGTAGATTTAATAATAGATTCATCTATTGCATAACATTAAAAGGAGAACAACATGTCAGATACAAAGGTAGTTAGTCAACTAGGCGGTAAGCTTTTAGGTGGCGGAGGAACAGGAATTTGGTCATACGAAAACTTTCTTTCTAAGGAAGAGTGCGATGAGCTAATTAAATTCTTCAATGCCAACGAAGAAGAGTGGAGATTTATCTGCTTTTATGGATCATATGGAATGCATGTTGTTTCTCCATTTACTAAGGAGCATGGAACAACAATAACTGAAGAGTACATGGCTAATCTTCGTGAAAGAATGATTCAGTATGTTTCAGATGCTGCTGGAAGACCAATGAAAATTAACAGTATGCATGCCCAGAAATGGGAGCTAGGTGCATACGCAAATGATCACTCAGACAGCTCAGATCTAGAAGGTAATGACATGGGCTGGAGCGACAATAAGCAATACGCTGGCATTTATCTAAACTCACAACCAGATTACACTGGTGGTGTTTTAAAGTTTAGAGATCATGGATTAGAAGTAGTCCCAGAAGCTGGCTCATTTGTATCCTTCCCAGGAGGAGTAGAAAACATTCATAGCGTTACAGAAATAACAAGTGGTACTAGATACACTATTGTTATTTTTTGGGATTACGCAGATGCATGGTACTCAGAAGCAGAATTGCAAGAAATGGAAAGAATGATTCTAAAAGAAAGAATTCATCAATATCAATTAAAAACACAATGGAAGGATGGCGTTGCCCACCCTTTACTAGAAGATCCATACGCTGGAGTTGACGATGAGTCTAAGCTACCACCTGGATTTAAAGAGAGCTTGACTACAGCAGACATTAAGTCTAATGCACGTAGAAACCAAGAAAATGCAGTAAAAGAAGGTCGTGTGCCAGAGGGCGTAATTAACGACATGATCATTAAGGAAGAGGAAGAAAAATGATTACAAAAGCGGGATCAAAAGGTGTAGATGAATCTGGAGAAGCTTACGACCACGGATTCACAATTGAAATAGGTAGAGTAGAATACTCTCCAAATTCTGATGGAACATTTGAAACAGTTGCTACCTTCGCACAAGAAGGTCAGGAGCCTGTATCAGAAAAAAGAGACATGTCTCTTGAGGACCTACAGAATTGGTTCGACAACCCAACACCAGACTACTACGAGTCAACAATTAAACATCTACCAACTAAGTAGTTTTTATGTTTAGCAAAATCAAATGCTCAATCCTTGGGCACGATATTGTTGCAGCTGGTTCTTGCCCATTTACTGGCAAGACATATGAAGCTTGTGCTAGATGCGGTAAAATGAGAGAAGTATAATGAAACAGTTATACTTTTTGCATATACCTAAAACTGCTGGCAGGTTTGTAAAAGAAAATATTAGAACTACATTGTATGCTAATGATATAAATAGTTACACCAACACGCACTACCCACACAATGTAAACCTAAATGACCAAGCATATATTGCTGGTCATTTTGGTACATACCCAATTGATGTTGTGAAGGACATAGAGGTTGCCTGCATTGTTAGACATCCAGTAGATGCAAGAATTAGCTATTTTAATTTTATATATGAACCACAGTTTGCAGGACAAAAAGAGTACGACAGTATTGATTCATATGTAGATAAACTAAGATATTATTTGTTTACTGATCCAAA